ACCTGATATTCGATCTGGTCGTCGGAAAGGTTGTAGAGCGCGCTCAGAACCAGCGTCTTGAACATCAAAACCGCGTCCATCGGCTTGCGTCCCGCGCGGGACTTGCGATCCGCATCCGGCTTGCGCTAGGCTCGCTCAAGGGTGGGACGGAACTCCTCCCACGGCACGACGGTATCAATCTCGACCAGCGGGTCCTTCTTGGCATCCAGACTCGCGTAACGGTCCGAAAGATCGAAAAAACCCATCTGCGCCATCGCCGCATCTCCACTGCCGGTTCACTGTCCCACCATACCGCAGTGCAGGGGGTGGGGCAATTTATAGAGGTGCCCTAGGGTTATTGCGCATTGCTGCCGTTCGATCTTGGCGCAGCATTCGTCGGTTAGGGCTCGAAACTGCCGATCGCTGCACCGTTCACGAAGGTCCGAATTGGAAGCCGCGGCGCTGTGTGCAACATCGCCTTCAGCCCTCTGGCCCTTTCATCAAGCGAATCTCGTATTGTTCCGCGTCCTTCCAGACGGTTACTGGACCTCACCCTGCAACCTCCACGACCGGCAGGGTCACTTCGCTCGCCACTGCCCCATGCCGGATTTCCACCCGGTCGGCGTCAGAACGCACCAGCGTCATGAAGTGGATTGTTGTGCCCAAGGGAACCGGCTCACCGAGGTTGGAGGAGATCGTCAGGCGGTGGTCAAACCCATCCGTGATGGCGGCCGTGATCGTCCGGAACCGCAGCACCCCTGGCATTTCCAGCAAGATCGGACGTCCCACATAGCCAACCAGCTCAGCGACAGGCACCACGCGCATCAGCGTCGATCCTGACGTCATGGCGGCCCGCAGCTGCAACTCGCGACCCCAGGTCGGCAGCCAGAAGCTTGCCTGCCGCCCGCGTAACGACCAAAGCCAGCGGCGCTGCGCCCAGCGCGCTGTCGCGCCTTGGGCTTTGAGCGTGATAGCCTCGCCGCGCTCAAACACATCGCGCAAGGGCTCGACCATAACCGGGCCAAAACCATTGTCGACATATTCTACTGCGCGGCGGAAGCTGGCGCCGAGTGGGCTGCGCACAAGGCTGGGGTTGGTCTGGACCGGGCGGCCAAGATAGCTTGGCAGAACGGGGGCCGTGAGGTCAGGCGCATCCCGCAGCAGGAAGGTCGCTGTGACCATGCCATCACTCTGACGCCGTCGCGTGATCTCGATGGCAGATGCGAGGACGCCCTGCCGAACAGGGGCGATCGCAATGCGCGCGGCGGCGACAGATGGTGCGGGCAGCTGCGTGCCCAGCGGTTCTTCCAGAAAGATACGATCCGCCGCCACGCTGGCAATCTCGACCAGAACGGCGTCACGCCCGTCGACGGCAAGGACCGCAAATCCCGCTGCCCGGAAATCCGACACTGTGGTGTCCAGCCGGATCTCAGTTGCCCCCTGTGCGAGATCAGTGGTTGGCTGCAGGGCCATATGCCAAAGCGGTACCCGCCAGTCGCCTGCAAACCCCGCGCGTGACAATTCCGCGGCGCGCGCCATGCCAAAGGCATCACAGCGATGCTGGAGCGTGATGATCTCACGCGGCCGGGGCCGCAGTGCGATGCGCTGTTCGCCCGCCTGCGCTGACAGGATATCCGTGCGCCATTCGAGAACTTCGGTGATCTGCTGTACCGCCGGGAATGCCCAGAAGGGCGGTTGGTCAGGCATTGATTGCTCCACGATTGCGGCGGATGACGTTCAGGATGGCGCGTTCACCAGACGGGGTGGCGAGATAGTCGCCAACGACGCTGGGGTCGAGCACGTTGATGATACGCGTGGACATCTGGGCCGTGGGGGCCGCTCCATCGCCGTTCATCTCGACGCCAAGTCGTCCGCCACGCCCGCGCTTTAACGGCATGATGGCCTCTGGCCCGGCCTCGCCCATCAGCCCGATGCCCGAAGCAAAGGGAAAGACGGTCGGGCGATTGACGACCCCGCCGCGCGCAAAGGCGGTCATCTCTGAGCCACCCGCAAACACCCCACCCTTCGCAAAGCCAAAGAGGCTTGCAAGAAAGCCACCGCCGCCGCCACCACCCCCGCCAGAAAACGCATTGATCAGGGCATTCTCGATCGGCTTGAAGGCCAGATCAATCAGCCGGGAGGCGAGGTTTTGGGCGATGCGCGAAATTGCCCCGGCAAAGGTCTCCCAAGTGAATTCGCCGGATTTGAGGGCGTCTTTGATTGGGCCAGTGATATCTTGTGCCAGACCTTGCGCGATCTCGCGGGACCGTTCTTGTGCCGCGCGGACAGCCTCGGACGTGGCCTCCCAGGCGTCTTTTGCGGTCTTGGCTGCGTCACGCAGTGCATTGCCTGCAGCACGGCCTGCACCTCCGGCACCGGTAGCGGCCTCGCTTGCGCCATCAAGCGCCGTCTTGAGACCCGTCGTCGCGCTCTGCGCCGTCGTGAGGCCGGTTGCCGCCTCAGCCGTTCCCGCAGCGACCGCTGTGCGCAAGGCTGCCACAGATTGCAGGGGCGCTGTCGCCGCCGTCGCAACCTCGCCCATCATCTCTCTGAGGCGGGCCGCCTCGCTCCTGGCCGTCTCGGCGGCGGCGGTGAGCCCCAGATCAGGTGGCGCAATAGGGTCACTAGAAAACGCTGCTTGAAACGCCGCGCGGGCCTCTGCACCAGCATTCGCCGCCGCTCCAGCGAAAGGGTTCTCAATCCCGCCAAGTTCGATCGTACCGATCAGGGGCACCCGCTTCTCGATGCCTAGGACATCAAGACCGGCATTGATCCCTTCTAAAAACCCGTCAATCCGCCCCGCTACACCGTTCAGCATGGCCTCGACACCGCCGATCATTGTGTTGGCAGCGCCATAGGCAAATTCCCCGATGGTGGCGGGCAGGGCGCCCCAGAGCACTTTGATCGCCTCAAAAGCCCCTTGGAATGTGTTCAGCGTGGCATTGCCAAAGCCGACCACGGCTTCAAGCCCGGTTTGCAAAGCGGCAGCGATGCTCGCGCTGATCTCTGCCCAGCCCGACACAATGGCGAGGCCCAAGGCCACCATGCCAAGACGCATGCGATCCCAGACCTCGCGGGCAAGATCCCCCAGAAGGCCGAGAGCGGCCCCCACGCCGCCTGCGCCCTGCACCAGCCGCCCAAACTGAAACACCAACTCGCCCGCGCCAACGATCAGCGCGCCGATCCCGGTTCGGATCAATGCGCCTCGAAGGATCACAAGGGCCGTCGCGAGGCCTCGGACGGATAGGGCGGCTGCTGCCAGCCCTGCAACCCAGCGCCCCGCCATGAGACCAGCGAAGGCAGCGGCATAGGAGGCCAGCCGCCCCATATTGGAACTCAGCGATTCAAGAGCGGTCCGGAGCGCGCCGCCTTCACCGGCCAGTGCCACGAAGACTTCGGCCAGCCAAGTCACCGCCGGGGCCACGGCCACAGCGATCTGGTTGCGCAGCCCATCGAACACCAGCGACAGGCTGCCCAGTGCTATCTGCGTTTGGCGCAGGGAGGCCAGAGCCTCACCGTCCAAAACTGCGCCGACCGCACGAGCTTGATCGCCAAAGCGCGTCATCTCTGCCCCGCCATCTCGCAAGAGGGGCAAAAGGCGGGTGGCATCTGAGGCCATGGCCTCGAGATAGTAGGTCATCTCTTGCTGGCTCAGACCGGCGCGGTCGAGAGAGGTCACATAGAGCTGCAGGGCTTCTGGCCCCGAAAGCCGGGCGAACTGATCGGCTGTGACGCCCACGCGGGGGGCCACCTGTTCGAAGAAATCTTTCATCGGCCCGCCGCCGGTCTGCAAGAAGTCCCCAACCCGGTCGTTCACGTCCTTCAAGATATCTGCGAGCTTCTCCTGCTCGACCCCGACCGTGCGCGCGCCTGCCGCCCAGCGCTGGAAGCTCTCGGGTGTGGCATTGGCCACTTGCGCGAACAGCCGGATTTGATCGGCGCTCTCAGCGGCATTGCGCACGATGATCCCGAGCCCTGCGGTTGCGGCAGACGCTGCCGCCGCCATCGCGATGCCAGCCCGCCGCGCAAAAACGGCAAGCCGGGTGTTGGCCGCATCCATCTCGCGCGACAGACGCCCAAAACCCCGTTTGCCCGCGTCGCCAATGCCTTCCAACTCGGCACGCACCTGGCGGCCGCCGACCGCTGCGAGGCGGACAGAGACGCGTTTTTCTGCCATGGGAGGATGTCCTTTTAAAGCGTGTCGCGTTCAATTGAATTCACCGGACCGGGCGAACGCGTTATGCTTCGCAAACGCTGCCTCACCCGGTCCGGTGAATACGTGAATCCGCTAAACGCGATACGCTCTAGTCGCCAGATATATCAGCCTGGCTGTTTTGTTTGGTTATGCCGCGCACCATTGCGGCCTCAATCACGGGCAGAAGCTCAACAACGGCCCGTGGGGAAATGCCCAGCGCGGTTGCCATAGCCAAGGCTGCGGTCATGTCCCAGCCAAGGATGGCGCCCGGTATTGCGCGGATTTGGCCGCCAAGACGTTGTGCCAGGTCCCAGACCTGCCAGCCTTCGCGGGTTTGAGGGGCGTTCAGGATTTGCGGGCAGTCTTCGCAGTGCCCTTCGCAGGCCGCGCAGTAGCGCTCGCCCCCACCGAAGACCCAATCGGCGAGGACGGTGAGCCGTTTTTTTCGGCTTCCAGCTCCAGACCCTTGGCGACATAGGCTGTCTGGAACTTCTCGAAGATCGGCCAGAGGTCCAGAAGGGCGTCGATAGCCTCGGGACTTGCGGGGATAGGAACACCGTTCTCGTCCCCGACGCCGTCCCAATCGATAATGGCGTGGGTGGCGATGGACTTGGCAAAGACCACGGCGATACTGTCGTCGGGCGTGCCGGGGGCAATATTGCGTACCCGGGGATCGGTGCGGGCGGCGACCATGATCGCCGTCGTGAGGGGGTCGACCTTGATGCGCACGCCAAGCGCCAGATCAAGCCACTCAGCTTCGCGGGTGAGGTTCAGGCGCAGCATGGATCAATACTCCTCAATGTCGTTGATAAGGGTGGCGGTGCACATCCGGCCCAATGTGGTGTCACGGGCCGCTTGCCAATCAAAACTGGCCTGTACGCCCTGCGGACCAGAAATCTCAATCCGAGGGCGCGGCAGATAGACGGCATGGGCGGTGAAGGTGAAACTCTCGCCGGAGGGCAGGACGTAGGCAAACTCAAGCGCACAGGGATCGCCTGCGATGGCCTGGTTGACCAGCACCTGATCAGCAAAACGCACCTCGATCTTGCCGGTCAGAGCTGCGATGGATGGATCCGCCCCGTCAATCCGTCCGTCCGAGCGGATGGTCTCAATCCGGTCGAGACTGTTGGCATAGGTGATCTCGGCCGAGACGATATTGCCCAAGCTCGCACCATTGCGCGTGATCGCTCCGTTGAAATGCCCGAACCTCTTGAGGGCAAGTTCGGACAGCGCGCCCGCAGCAGACGTGCTGGCGACGGCTTCGCCCTGTGCGACGAGGCTTGCCGTCGCGGTTAGCAACCCAGATCGCTGCATTTGCCAGTTGAGCGTGTCGAGCACGCAACCCGAATACATGGCAAAACGCGGCACCTCTGGCATGCCGGTCTCGATCGACAGGCTGGGCAGCGTCCAGCCCCCGGAGCGGAACTCGTGGGTCCAAGGGCCGGTGCCGGTGGTCACAGGCTGGCCGAAGGCCGCCTTCAGCCAAAAGCCAAACGTCGCCGCATCGATCGGCAGGACGACATTGCCATCTGCCGTCACCGCGTCCTTGATCGGCGCCAGCGGGTCCCGGCCATAGCCTAGCAACTCGCTGTTCAGCAGCGGTTGTTCTGAGCCCAGCGTGGTGCTGGCAAAGGGCATC